ACCATGGAGAGTCGGGGGTGTTCCTTCCGTATCAAAAAAACGGCCTCCTTTAACTAAATTGCACTTTTGGCACAATTGTCGCAGGTTCCACAATTCGTCTCCACCGCCCAAACGCTTTGGAACCACATGATCAATGTGCATTGGGCCTTCACTCTGAGCGCATTGCTGGCAACAGCCATCACGCTTCAACACTAGCTCTCGTATCTTACGCCATTGCCTTGAGCTGCCACCTTTCCAACCGCTGGACATCAATGCCACCCATGTTTCTTCCAATGTGCCAATGCACCATCGCAAATTTTTCCAGAATATCTGTGATTGATATAGCGAATGCTCCAGTCAATCATGCGATAGCCATCAAGGTTTCTGTATTTAACATTGCGCATTTGACCCAAGCCAAAGTGATTGCCATTGGGATTGATAGCTTCTACTCTCCAATTGCTCTCTTTAGTTATCAATGTGTTAAAGCATTGAAACTCTTTGTAGTTGATTATCCGTGAATGTGCATAAAGCTTTAATGCATCAATTGATGTAGTTTGTTTAACATCTTTTGTTGCATGTGCCGGTGTAATGCCAATTACACATAGCACGGCCAAAACCATCAAACATCGGCTGCGAGCTATCCGGCTAACCGGCTCGCTACCTCGTGTAGATGGTAATGATGCTGTCAAATACCGAGCGTAATCTTGGGCGATTCCAACAGGTTTCGCACACCTGTGCATAACACCTGTGGATAACTTTCTCATTGGCTTAGCTGACCAATTCGGGCATCATCCACAATCTTGATGCCAAATGTGCCACATCCCATGCATTGTGCAAACCATTCATGCTCTGTTAATTCAGCACCTTTCTTGAGGCCAAAGCGTTGCTTAGGCTTTCCATAAAGCTTCTCGCAAATAGCGCAATCAAATAGCAGGATGTGCATAGTTGCTCCTTACCAATGTTTCAATGGGTTGCAGATTAACCTGTGGCACAGTCCAATTGTTTTGGCTGGTGTTTTTATATCGAGGCCTTTTGGCCACAGCGACGGGCATCCAGCCTACGATGTGCATTTTTGGTGCGTTGCCTGTAACCAAAACCGCAATGTCACGATCCTCTCGGTCACTTTCTTGAATCCACAAATTGCTGTTGGGATTGGCTGACCATTTGACCTCAATGTGTTCGCCCACATCGGCCTTTGATTTATCCCATGTGATGCCAGGTTCATATTCATAACCAAGCCGCTTAGCCACTACTAGCTCAGCCAGCATTGACTCGCCCATTTGTGCCACATACTCAAACCATGAAAGATTTTTGACTATGCGTGAGCTGTGATCTGCTGACCTGTCATGGCAATGTGATATGGCTGCAATCATGCATTGCACCTCCTCAATGCGATCTATCATCGGCAATCTCCACAAAACCAAATAATGTTTTCTGTGCGCTCATAACCTTTTTGGTAGCCAAAATTATCAAATTTGACCAGCCTTGAGCATTTGTCGCATTGCTCCACTTTGTATTCAGCAACAATTACGCCATTTTCCATTAGCTTGCATGTCATTGTGCGCGGGTTAATAATCTCAACATAATCGCTCATTTGATTGCCCACAACATCATGACAACCAAGGCAACAATTTGAATTATTGTAAGTATCAAAATCAATCGTTTTTTTGTCATGATCAGACTTGTGGCTTAAATGTGCCATCGCTGGTCAGCACATACCATGCAGGTTTGCATTGCTTTTCTTTTGCTTTCTCGTTGCAAAAGTATCCCGCCCAAGCTTTAGGTGCATCGGGTTTGCTTTGATTCCATCGCATTGATCCGTGTGCGCACATTGGCACGCCATTGACCGCCCATCCAGTCTCGTCAGCTGCTTCGGCTTCGTTTCTTGTCTTATAGCTTGGAACATCGCCAAATTTGGTTGTCCAATAATCATGGTCAGCAGCTGCTGTTTCAGTCTTAACCGATGCCATAACCTCCTTTGTAGCCTTTTCCGTGCCACCCATGACCAAAGCCATCACGCGCATTAAAGCGGAGGTGCAAGTGTCCTCAATCATCCAACGCCTCATTTTGTCGCTGTAAGCTGCAAGAAACCCATGTGCATAATCAATGCCGGCAGGATCAATCTCTGTCTGATTTCGCCATGCTTTAGCTTGGACCAGCACATAGCCTTTCTCGGCGTTAAATTCAATGATGTGCGTTTCAAGCCTACCTTGCGGATATGTGGCAATCCACCTGTCAGTTCGCTCTTTGTTGCCTTCGTATGAGTCCATAAACGCCATTAGCGCACCGCCTGACCTGATGCATGGCGGCCTACGGCCTTGCCTCGCTGATAGCCGTCTTTGTGGCCTTCTTTGTATCCAACCGCATAGCTGCAAATGGCCCACAAAATGCAGGCCAACAACATGAATATAAACAAACCAATTTCACCTGATGTCATTTTCTTGCTCCCGTTTCTGAGAGCCGTGTTTCAGCTCCCAAATACAGAGTGACAGGCACAGCCGACATTTTCAACAATCACGCGTGAATTGTGGCGTGTCGCTACTTTTTTAAAGCTATCTCGAGCAGTAGCTGATCCAATCGGTTTTCAATCCTGCTCACTTGATCCTTGAGAGAATTGCCACCATTGGGTTGCAGCTCTCGCATGATTGATTTCACCATGAATCTCATTGATGAATAGATGGCAGTCAGCACCGCAATGACAAGCCCACCAACCGCCGTCCATTCACCCACACTCACTTTTTTAAGCCGAGGCTATCTTTAGGATTTGCCCAACGCGCAAGCATTGGCACTAAGCCAGCAACCAAGCCCATTGCTAAATCTTTGGGATTCTGATTCCCGGTCATAAAAACAGCTAACATGCCAGCAACAGAGCTACGCGCCCATGATGCCAACAGAGCTTTTGCTTTATCCATTATTTCTCTCCTTTGGGTCTGTCCGGTAAATCACCGGTAAATGAGACATAAGCCGGACGGCCATATCCCACAACAAATGATCGCGCTCCCAAGGTTCGTGATTTGACCATCACTTCACCGCCATTTCGTTGATCTCCAGCTCCCGATGTATTGCCTTCAATTGTCACAATTTGTTTCTCGGATGCCCGGATTACCAAACCAATGTGATTGATTGTCATCTTGTCATCAATGACAAAATCAAAAAACACAAAATCACCAATCTTGGGTGTTTGATGCCATTGCTTATTCTTTTTAAACTCTTCAGCTCCCGCTTTGGTGCTGACCACACTTGGCACTTTTACACCAGCTTGATCCGCGCACCAATTAAGAAATGACCCACACCATGGCAGTTTGTCGGCTTTCATGTGTTTGCCATACTTTGTCTCATTGTTTCCAGTCTCAGCTGTGCCAATTTCAGCAAGCGCGACCTGAATCAAACGAGGCAATGTGCCTTGTGCAAACATTACAAACCTAGAGCCTTCAAATCATTAGCAGTCAAACCTAAAGCCTCTAATTTTGCAGTTGCATTTGTTTTATCGGCTGCAATTTGTGCATCTTGCGCTGCTTTCCAAGCATCATATTGAGCAAAACCTGCCTCAAACTCAGCCTTCGTGATTGGGGCACACTCTAAAAATTCAATGCCTTCGTAATCGTTGCCCGTTAATATCCAACCGCCTGTTGGGATTAGCATTCCTAACACATCTGCGCCTGTAGCCATTATGCACCTATTTCTAAAAGAATAATTGTTGAAGTAATGGCCACCACTAACTGCCTTTGAACTTCGACTTGCGCTGCTGCGTTGTAATTGGCAAATTGTGTTTTGTATGTAGTGGCCGATGTTGTTGCAGGCGAGTCTAAATAACTTGTAGAAACAGAATCCATCGTGTCTGAAACTACGCCTGAGTAAAGTGCCGCTTCTGCAAATTGTAGAATATCGGTTGAGCCTCTTACCAATTTAAGTTTCAGGCCGTTTCCTGCGTTGCCAGCGGTTTTATTGCACCCATTTTGGCTAACCAATACGAGTATTTTACTCGTGGCTGAACTAGGTGTGATAGTTGCAGTCAATGTTGTATTCGCATAAGTTGTTGTTGAGTTTGTAACAGAAGTCGTCGTAGTGCCTTGAACAACCTGCAAGACTTTGCCACCGCTTGGAGGTGCAGCCCATTTCACTTTGTATGGTGAAACTGTTGTGTCAGCTGTTAATAATTGACCGGTTGTGCCAATTGGCAAATTGTCATAAGTGCCTGAACCTGTGCCAACAACAATGTCACCTGATGCAGTGATTGTCGTTGCCATGTCATTTGTAATTGTCACCGCGCCTGTTGTGCCACCGCCGGTAATGCCTGTTCCAGCGGTCACGGCTGTAATGTCACCTACATCATTTGTGATCCACACAAAGTCCATATTGGTGTTTGAATTTTTTGCAAGAATTTGGCCTGATGTGCCACCTAGTAAATCAGCCATAGCCGTATCAACAGCTTGACCAAATACCTCAAAATCGGCTGGCAAATCCGTGACCAAATCTGTGGCCGTTGGCATTTGCCATCCATAATTGCTCGTTGGATTTGTCATGTTTTCTCCTTACGCCACAATTGTGGCATTGATCCAATCCAGAGTTGGATTGACTGTGTTCCATAGTTCTGTCACCGGCACATCATTCCATCGCATGGCTTGCAATGAGAATGAAATCGGTGAAACAATCATTGAAACGCTGACTTGATTATATCTGGCCGAAAATGTCCAGCCTTCAACGAAACCCAGAAAATTGCCGGAATTCATGTTGAGTGGCAAATTGGCGATATTGACAGGCATTCCCATAAAGACATTAATCAGATCATCGCGGTCAGCATCATCAAGCTCTGGATTGGTCAGCTCAAATGTGATGTTGTTAAAATTAAAGCGTGGGTAGGCTCTTAGCTCTAAATAAAAATCGGCTTGATCTTGAGCATCGGCTGCGTGCTTAATGGTTGTTGTAAATATCTGAGAAAGCTGGCCATATAAGCCGACCGATGCAGGATCAACCGCGCTGACCTCATTTTGTGAATTTGTGCCATATTTCAGCGTAATGGTGTTTCGCACATCACCAGCACGGGATTGGATACTCAAACCTGTTGCCAAAGCTTGATTGGCAGTCAAATCAACATAGCCATTGGCGGCTAAATATGTTGTGCGGTGTGTCGAATCAGCATAGCTAATTTGGCCCGTGCTCGACTCATAAATATAGCCCAAGCCTGATGTGGCCAAAGCTGAAACAAGCGAATAAACATCAATGACTGAGGATGTCCTAGCTGCAAGCTCATAATTGCCCGGCTGATCAATTTCACCTAATCCACTATTTTCGGCATCTTGCCATTGGGTCGTTGGATCATAAGTTGCCCATGTTAATGCTTGTGGCACTTCTTGCCATGACAAAAACAACACCTCTTTTAAAATGGTGTAAATCTGATCTCCATCAAAATCTTGCGATAAAACATCATCTGTCAATGCCTTTGGCAATCTGGACAATGCGCCCAATGCAACAATTCTGATGCGTTGAGCATAATCAACGCTGCCAACCTCGGCCACGGCAATGCCTACATCAACGACAGACCCACCAAAAATTGGCACAAATGTAGCTGTCGAATCTTGCAATTCAATGGTCAGCGAATCATTGATTTCAATCAACACATTTGATTGATTTAAATTGATGATTTCAAGATTTGTATAACCGGCATTTGCTTGCTCATAAATGTTGGTGCGACCGCTGGTAATGGTAAGATTGGCCAAAATAGCTGTTTGATATTGAACGCCGCCAATAGTGACACGCCAAACAGGATTAAAAAGTGTCATAAAAACACCAGATTATTGGCTCCGTTTGTACCTCTAAATGATGAATTGTTTAAAGCGTTTGTAGTTGCTCGGCTAAATGCCTCCTCATCAATAATTGATGGAGCATTGACATTTATTGTAACTGTTGGCGTGTTTGATGCAGCAATAATTCCAGCCAATGAATTGGTATTTACTCCGGATGTGCCAAATGCAAATGGCTGGTTTGATGCTGCCATAATGCCTGCCAATGTTGTTGTGCCACTTGCAAAATTATCAAATGCACCTGCTACATCATCAACAACCTTTGTAACCTTTTTTGTTACAGCTGCTATGCCTCCGGAAGCGCCGGATGTGCTGCCTCCAGTTGTTCCACCTGTTAAGCCACCACCACCAAGAACTCCGCCCGTTAATCCGCCACCAGTAATTCCACCTCCAGTTGAGCTGCCTCCACCTGAGATTGCACCCGGTGCTCCACCTGTGGCAAAACTACCGCTTCCACTACTTGACCCAATTTTCCCAATTGGAGCAATGTCTGCACCCGGTTTGATTAAATTAAAACCTTTAATTGCAATGTTGATTAGATCAATTGCGGTGTTAATCAATCCGCGCAAAGCTCCAACAACATTTGCCATAATGTTTAAAACAACGCTTGCAATGCTTCCAATCAAATTAAAGGCTGCTCCAATGACAGTTCCGATAATGGGAGCTGCAGCTTTAATAACATCAAAAAAATCCTCGAATTCATCTTTGTTTTCAATAACTGTGGCTTTTATTTTATCAAAAGCCGATTTGAAACCTTCAAAAATAGGTTGAACAAAAGATTTAATGGAATTTGCAAGATTGGTTAGAGTGCCATTCATGCCTTCTGACTTTGATCCAAAAGCATCGGCAACCTTTTGCACAATTGGAATAACCTTTTCTGAAAAGAAATTGGCTAGTTCCAAAACAACCGGCAAAAGAGCATTGCCAATGGTCACTTTTGCATTCTCTAATTGAGCTGTAAGAATTCGTGTTTTGTTGGCCAATCCATCGCTGGTGCGCTCAAAATCTCCTTGTGCAGCTGATGTCTGCTGGTAAATAAGAGCTTGGGCTGCCAAAACTTTTTGCTGTGGTGTCAAGGCTTCTTTGGTTGTTTTTATGATTCCCAATGACAATGCAGATTGACGCAATGATGCATCATCAAGCAAAACGCCGTAAGCTCTTAAAGGTTCAGCCTCACCGCGTAAAGCTGAGCCAATTGCATTAATTGCTTGCTCGGGTGTCGTGTTGTTGAATGAGGCAAGGTCGGATGATAGTTTTACAAAGTCAATTGAAAACTTGTTCAAATCTTGTCCGCTTAAACCAGCAGATTTTCCAAATGTGGCAAATGTAGCTGCTGCATCTAACGCCTGTTGTTTAGTTTGTCCAAGCGATGTTGCAGCACCATCTGCAAATTTTTCAATGTCTTTGGCGGTTGCACCAAATAAAACATTGACCTTTGAGATTGTTTCGCCTAAGTCGCTGGCAGCTTTGACAGCATCCACACCAACCTTGATGGCCATCGCTCCAGCTGCTGCAGCTACGGCTGCAAATGCCAATGCAGCTTTTTTGCTAAAATCTCCTATTTTGCCGGCAAATCCATCAACATCTTTTGATCCGGTGGTAAGCGATTTCTTTAGCTCATCTACATCAGCAAGAATCGAGAGCTTGAGTGTTCTACTTTGACCAGCCATCACCACTCCTTCAAAATCTTAGTAAATGCATTTTCCCACTCTGAAATGATATGTGGCTGCTCGGCGCGCAAGGTGGGATATATAAAATATCCAGCTGATCCACCGCGAGCACCACGGCCCGACCACACGGGTAATTGCTTATATTTATTGGAGCCAAATTCGTAACCGCCCCAAAGCTGTTGAGTTGTACCCCCACCACTAAATTTTTGAGACACAAAGCCAAATGACAATTCACCAATTTTTGATGATTTGCTTACCCGTGAGCCTTGAGCAATTCGTGATGCCGCTTTATTTGGCCGGCCACTAGCTGATGCAATAATTTTAAATTGCACATAAGTAGCCAAGCCATTTGAGACACCTTTGGCCTGTTCTACAGCTTTTTCATCCATGGCTTTGAAAGCTTTGACAATGCCGCGTAAATCACTCTTATCATAGCTAATCGGATCAACTGCCATTTTTTATCCTCAGTATCTCAAAAGCGGTCAAAATATCTTCGGCGGTTTGAAACTCTGATCGTGACAATCCTGTGTGAATTGCCAACTCCCAAATAATCCGGTTTATTGATCCGGATTCGTAACTTTTGGGTTTTCGGTTTCTCCCATGTTTATGTCGGTTACAGTTTCACACCACACCTCAAATGGCTTGACAGGTTTGCCTGCTGCCTCGCGCTTGCTTGCGTGATACGCCAAAAACATTAAATCACCAATGCCCAATTTGTCGGCCACTTGCTGAATTGTGTTTCCGGTTTTCTGTTCCCACTTCATCCACTCCGGTGGGAGCGCGGTATAAGTTGCGCTCTCCCCGGTGGTGAATTCGATTGTGATTGGTAGTTTCATGCTCCCGATCTCCTTTTTATAGTGTTGGTGTGGTCACACAGGTAAATGCTAGTGAAACAGTTTGTGCATCCGGTGCTGTGCCTCCAGCTGATGGGAAAATTGGCTGCACATCAAAATTAAACACCGATCCTGATGCAGCTGTAAAGACAACCGCCAATGGTGTGTTCGGTGCTGTGTCTGCCGCTGTCCATAGCGCGTTGCATAGTGATCCACCTGCTGGCCAGTCGGCAAGCATTTCAACAGCAAACGATCCTTGCGAATCAGTCGTAAAATACGCCTTGCCGTCCAAAGTTTGAAATGTATTGATTGTTGAATCAATAGTTAGGATTGCGGATGTGGCTTGAGCATCGTAGTTATCACCATCAATGGTGAAAGTGATGTCTCTGCCGGTGACGATTGTTGTTGGCATGATTTCTCCTTAGTTGGTGTAATAGGTGCTGACTTGTAAATCGGCCGTGAGGTATTTGCCCGCACCGACTTCCAATGGTTGAGGTTGATTGACATTGCCGACTTCATAGCCATTTGGCATTGTGCTGATGATGTCAATCATTAGTTGTTCAAGATTGTCCAAAGCTGCTGCATTGTTCATATACGCAACAACACCTGTGACAGTTAAATTGACTTTGACTTTTGTGGTTGATCCATTAATTAAAACGCTTTCCAGATAAGGTGCATCTGGTATTAAACAGATGCTTGGGCTAGTCATTGCCTCTGGAATGCCGTTATACACATTGGCTGCAATGGTTGAAAGTGCAGTCTGCAATGGTGTGCGAATATCAGCTTCGATGGTCATTGGCACATTGTTTCAACATCAATAAAAGGCCCAAGCAATCCAATAACTCTATTGGTCAAGCTGCGACCAAGCACAAATGGTGATGGCTGAAAATTGTCTGCCATAATTTGATTGCCGGGAGCTGTGATGCTTTGAAATATCTCAACCGAAACAACCAAAATTGCGTTTTCAATCGGCGGCGTGCTTGCGTAGAGCTGTGCAGCTGATGATCCGCTTAATGTAGCCAATGCGCTTGGAATAAATGGCAATGGATATGTGCGATCTGCGGCAGCTGTGGCCGCTGTAAATGTGTAAGGCTCAATCCGATCATCGGTGACTGTGTAAGTGCCATTGTAGGTTCCGGCCCCGGTAACAATGACAGATTGCCCCGGCACAAAATAATTCGGCCGGATAGTTGTGAAATAAATGACGGCATTATCCACATTGGCAAAAGTCACCGATGATTGGTATTGCGTAAGTAAAGGCAAAATCGTTTGCTCAGCAGAATCAATGTATGAATCAAGCTGTGCGTCAGAATATAAAGAAACCGAGACACCAAGAATTGATCTAAGCTGTGAGGCTGTGACTATTGCTGGCATCTCGGTTCCTTTCGTGTCAGTAGCGTTCGGGAGCGACCGCTACCGATTTTGATTTTTTAGTTATCAGGTCTGGTTCCATGCTGCGCCAAATGGAATCTTTGGAGCAATTGCTGCATAACCATAATAAAGAATGTCAATCGTTCCATCGCTTTGGATTGCTGTGCGCAATGTGAAGCGTGGTGACTCATACCATGTCCAAGCATCTGGATTAACAACAACCATTGAGAAATCTCCGGTTGATGTTGTTGGGCCAGCGTTGCCAATTGAGCGAGAAACAAAGAGGTTCAGACCCGGTGAAACTACACCGCGCAATGAATCGCCTCTCACATTACCGGCTGCATTTGATGGTTGCGCTGCGTTGTATAGCGGTGCGCCATTGTCGTTGTAGCCCATGATGTTTGTCCATTGTCCAGGAGAAACAACAATGTTGCGAGCAAAGCCAAGTGATGATGAATAAACGGCACCAGCGGCTGCTGATGTATAACCCAAGAATCCGGTCGCTGTATTTGCATTAACACCAGTTTGCTGACCTGCACCAGCAATTGTGCCAACGGCAAATTGATCAGTTACTTTTGCATAAGCAAATTCAAGATTCTGCAAAAGAGCTGTTAGATATTCTGGACGGCTGCGATCAATGAGTTCAACTGTTGAGATTGCGCGGCCTTTAAAGCTTTGAACAGGTACGCTCAAGAATGTTGCTGATAGTGATGATTCTGTAACAGCTGCATTTTCTGCAACATTTGCCACAGTAGGCACGGCAGTTACGCGTGGAATTTCAAAAGTCATGCCTTCGCCAACAAGCGTTTCACGGCTTAGCGCATCAATCATTCCGCGATCAGCGTTTGCCAATGCATTAACAACCTGTGTGCTTTGTGGTGTTGGCACCATTCCGGGTGCTGTGCTTGTTGTGTTATCTGCTGCTTTTACATATTGGCGTGAATCCTCATCGTGTAGAATTGTTGCCTTTAGATAATGCTCAAGATAAGAAACCTTGTTTGTAATTGGTGATCGTGGTGCTGTGTAATAGGCAGGTCGTGATGCCTGCACAGCCTCAGCTGGAGCCTCTACCGGTTCAACGGCAGGAGCGGTGTTTTCGGTAGTGTTATCCACTTTGTCTCCTTCATTTGGGTTTGTGTTATCTGCAACTGTTTCAGTTTCAGAA